CAAGACTGGCTCAAGAGTATCAATGATTCTCATCTCTTTCTGACCTTTGGATTTAACTTCAGTGATACCACAATTAGGATACACGTGGTTAAGAACTGGAGTTAACAGCTTGGTGTACATCCCGTCCCCAAAGTTACCTTCAACTACTACCTCTTTAACCTTATGTTTCTTAGCTACATTAGAGAGCTTGTTAAGTACTACATCAGAGTAACCTCCGAGTAAACCTCCTGCTTCCATAAGGTAAATATAACCGTTAAGACAATAGAGAACTGCGTAGCCTGTTTCATCCTTACCTCGACCAGAAGGGTCAACCACAAGAATCTTATGGGCATACTGAGTGAGTTCAGTAGCGGTAGAGAAATAGTAGAACCATGCGTCACCCTTAAGTCCCAACATAGGAACTAAATCAACTGGTACTTTCTTTGTAGGATCAGGCAACCAGTTGATCTTCATGGGTGCTTCATCTGGAGCAAACATTCCTACATTAAAGTCTCTTAATCTAAGGGGATACTTATCAGCATCAGATAAGCTTGTATCAAGCATAAACTGAAGCATGAACCCTGCTTTACCATAGGATAACTCTCGTCTCTGTAAGTCCTCTTCATCGAATCTCTGAGGGTCTGTAGGTTTCCCCTCAAGTGAAGGGTCTTTGATGAGATTATTGGCAATATAGTTAGCTAAACGTTCACCATAGACTGCTCTTTGTTTGGCATCAGGATACCTTGCAGGATAAATAACAGCTTTATAGCCTCTCTCCTGAAGCTCATTGTACAAACTCATTTCATTCTGAGGAGTACCAAGGTAAATAATGCGTGAACTAGGGAGAGGCTTAAGGATAGCATCAAATTCCTTTACAGCTTCTCCAAGTTTATCTCTCATTAACTGAGTGTAGGAGTTATTGGCTACCTCAACGTCATCAGCAATGAGAATATCAGCACGTGAACCAGTAAGCTGACCAAAGATACCCACGGATTTAACACTGGGTGAATGGTCAGGTTTAGCTTCACCTACATCAAATAAGTTCTGTTGATCCCGCTGTCCTTCTCTGGCTCTCAAATGATTAAGAAAAGGTAACTCATGGATGATCTTCTTGATGAACGTAGCGTTGGCATCAGCTCGTTCCTTGTTAGCTGATACTACCATGATCTTTAACTGAGGGTCTCTCCATAAAGACCACACTACGTAAGCACAAGTAATGAAACTCTTGGCTACCCCTCGGAATCCCATAAGAATCATACGGTCACTCGGTGGACACTGAATAGTTTTACTCATGTCCACCTGTGTGGGTGTAGGCTGAGGAAGACCAATAGTTTTCCATACAAGAGCTACGAACATAGGGAAGTTAAGAAAGTAATCCTCTAAGGGATTCTTGGAAATCGTTTTAGACTTCGATACAGCCATTTTAAGCCCCTTTAGTTCTTAGTTGATAGGGATGTACCATAATCCTCCTGAAAGCGTCCCTTGACGTCATTTAAGAGCTTATGGAGGGCATTAGACTGTTCATCTCCTGCCTTAGGTACACAGTCGATACCGTTACGTGCTAATTCTTTGATAATCGCATTGTACAACTGAGGACTTCTCTTTTCAGGATCATTGAGGTCATCCCTCATGTTTTCCAACATCATTTCCTGAAGTTCACCCATCAGTTCTTCCAAGCGTTCATTTCTACTTTGTGTCATTGTGTTCCTTCTTACTGTTAGTAATCCAGTGTTTCTTAATGATTGTAGTAATACCTACAATAGAATAAATAATAGTAAATACATAGACCCATTCACTTAATGGTACCCCGAATACGTGTACAGCAGAGACTGCTACGGACGGACTCATGGGTACCAAAATGTCAAGGTCTGCTTCATCCAGACCTGAACTCAAAGTTAATCTCCTTCTATTCTACATGGATTTACGTTCTCTGATTTCGTCCATCTTTGCATCATTAATTCGGGTGTGTCCGTTGATCTTAGAGTAACCCAAATATCCACAAAGACGACTAATAACAGACACGTTGCCACTCCCACAGTGAGGACAAGTAAATTTATTGTTGGTAAAGTGCTTACGACAATCATCACAGAATCCTGCCTCAAAGTTAACTTCATAGTACAAACCAAGTTCCATCCCTCGGTCAACAATAGCTTTAAGAGCTACAAGGTTCTCAGGGTTGGACAATCGTCCGTACGTAATGTGTCCTCCGTTAGCCTTATGGAAATTCTTATATTCAACATCCTGTTTCTGGAACGGATCAATATCTTCATTTACATGGGCATGGAAGGAGTTGCTGAAATAAGTACCGAACTGGTGGTCACCTGAGTATTCAGCATATTGTTTAGCCTGAGTACCGCAAAGTGATTCAGCAGGTGTACCATAGACAGCATAAAGGTAACCGTCAATAGCCTTAGCTTCATTAACAAAATCATTAATAAAGTCCAAGACCTGACCTGCAAACTGTCCGTTGTCTTCATAGAGTGTCTTACCTGTGAACAAAACTGTGGCTTCGTTCATGGCAGTAAAACCAAAGGAGGCTGTCATGTAATCGGTAAGACTTCCAACACATTCGTTAGCCTTAAGGTTACCCCCGATAAGTCCACCCTGCATAAAGCACATAGGATTAGTACTAGCTTTAGCGTTCTTAATAACTTCATAGCGTTTCTTAAGGAACTCCCTGATAGTCTCTAATCTCTCCTCAAGTTCAGTAAAGAAATGTTCCTTCCAGAATACCTTGTAGGTTTTCTTACAGTATTCCATAATAACTGGAAGGTTTAAGGAAACTGCTCCGATGTTACAACGCCCGATTGCTCTAAGGTTACCATCAGAATCCTTCCAAGGACTCAGGAATGCACGACAGCCCATAGGACTCGTGATACACTTGTGGTTACTTTCGTTGTAAATCTCAGAGACTTTCCCTGTGTCAAGACTCAGGTAGTCTGGATACATACAGTGAGAGGAACATTCAATACACTTGTTGTAAACTGTAGCTACATGGGGATTGCTCTCCACTAGCTTTTTATCGTGAAGGAAAACAAGCTTGGGAAATACCACGGGTTTACCTCCGTGTCCTTCCTTACGTACTTCTAAAAGGCACGTATTAATCAGTTCATAAATCCACATATCCTTAATGTCCTCTGGAGGAACACCAAAGGTTAACGTAGTGAACGCAAAGTCACCTCTGGAACAAGGCACAGTGTTAAGCTTAAGCTCAAGACTCTGGAAGCCCTGTTTTAGCTCCTTGGTGAGGACTTTGGTTGCATACTGTACACTCTTAGGGTACGGAAGTTTAAACTCGTCTACGGCTTCATTTAGTGCCTTAAAATACGTTTTCTTGGCATAGGGTAACAACACGGAGTCAATCTCTGCAATAGTGAATCCTCCGAACTGCTGAGCCGTAGCTACAAGTGTCACATCTCCGATAACCTGAAGTGCACTCAGGACACTGTTAGGTTCTGTGTATTTAACATTGGACATCTCAAAGCCACCCTTAAGGACATTCCCCATGTCAAAGAGACAGCAGTTGAAAGACCCCATAAGCATATCTCTGAGGTCATGAATGTAGATGTCACCACGCTTAATATATTCTTTTTCTTTCTTAGACAAATAGTTCTCTACATAAAGTTCCTTAGTTAAAGCACCTCGGATAAGAGAACCTTTGGTTGAAATAAGAGAAGAATCAAAGTTAGCATTCTCTCTGTCTCCAAGGAACAAAATGTTTTCTGCTGTTTCCTGAATGGAAGAGAACAGCTTGGAGTACTTCTCTTTGTAATCTCTGAAGTCCTGATAGGCATCAGCAATGTCAGAACATCCGATGTCTCTCAGGGTTGCAATAACAGCAGTGTGAACCTCATGAGTAGGAATAGGCTTGTGAGTATGTCCGAAATAGAGAGCCTTAAAGTCCTCTTCGTGATACTTGTCAAACTCCTGATTTACTCGGGATGCCGCCTTGCGAATACATTTGAAAATCTTTTGCCAGTCCCAAGATTCAACTGTTCCGTCTTTCTTGAGAACGGTGGTAATATCATCGTGTCTAATAAAAGGTTTAACCATTAATCTCCTCCTAGTTGAAATAAAACATAAAGGGATAACATTAACTATAATGCTACCCCTTTAGGCTTTATCTAAATTTTATTTAATGTTATTAGTACTGTACCTTGTGAATCTTTTCAAGAGCCAGACAAGCGTCCTTAATGTTATCCAGTTCCTGAGCATCAAGATAAATACCGTTTGCATATTTGAAGCCATCCAAGAATTCCAAAAGTACTTCTTCGGTATTCTTAATGATTTCACGTTTCTGTTCTACAGTGTATCCGCAAAGGACTTTATCACCGTCAATATCGTTTTTAATCATACGAAAACTCCATGAGTTTAGTCATCCCTGTACCGCTCCATTATGTTAACCAAAGCTTCACCATCGTTCTTATCAAAAGTGAATCCGAACTTAGTGATTCTTCCTGATTTATTAAAAGCTGAGTTAAAGAATCCTCTGAGCAACTGAGTGTCAATCTGATTGTTCTCATTAACTAAGCCCAGTTTCTTACCCAAAGGAACATACTCGTTGACCATAACATCAGCTTTCTGTAGGATAAGAAAGGTTGCTCCCCCGAGAATCCACTTCATCTCTGAGGGAGCACTGGGCATTAGCTGTGAGTCAATGAACTCAGGGATTACATTCTGAAGTTTACTGACGTTAACTAATGCCATAAATCACCTTTAGCTAGCGCTTGTGGTTGTGGCTGTAGGAGCAGTCCAAGAGTTGAACTCAGGCATAGGAGCAGGAGTTACACTTGCCGCAGGAACATAGACCTTCGTAATGTTGGACACTGTGTTCTGGAGACAAGCAACCTGTCCGCCAAGAGCTGTAAGACCGTTGTTAGCAACCAGAGCTACTTCGTTGATCTTAGCGTGAGTCAACTGTTCACGCAGTCTGTCAGCTTCAGCTTTATCAGCGAACTGCTGTTTCAACACTGCGATCTCAGTCTGAGTGGAAGCCACAGTCTGAGTGATGGGGTTCACATAAGCAAACACATCGTCACGGAGAGACTTGTTGTCAGCAACAGACTGTTTATAGGCACTCATAGCAACATCATCGGTGTACTTTTCAGATTCAAGTTTAGCGATCTGAGACTTCAGGTTGATAACTTCCTGATTAGAGCCTCCACCAAACAAGCCTCCGAGTCCGTTACCACCAGTGAGCTGATTAGCCAGACCAACTGTTCCTGCAATGCCCAAACCAAGGGCTGTTCCTGCAACTCCTTTAGAAGCAAATTCTGCCATATGGTAAATACCTCCAAAAATGTTAAGTCTCTCCCTTTAAGGTGAACCAATTATACCACAAAATTGACTTTTTGTCAATACCGCGTTTATACTAGGTGTACAATAGGCTTTTCTTCATAAGATATATCTGTAGCTGTTTTGTAACCTGGTTTATAATTACAACATCTACTAGTACCATCACTTTGCAGAACATAGCACCACGCAGATGTTTCAGAACAATACTCACTATACGGAGATGATCCAATACAAGTAAGGATAGGCGTTTCAGAAAAAAGTTGTGGCTCTGTGAAATACAGAGGTACTTTACATGAATAGTAATAAGAATATTTTGTTAACACATAATCAGTTTTAGTGTTATAGTCAACAGTTTCACCTAGACCAGTCATATCACAAAAGTTATTACCTATTACATAAGTTTTACCATTTTTTATGTAGTATAATGCGTTTGCGGCAATAAAAGCATCTGATACATCTGTATCAATTACTTTAGAACCGTTTGCAAATCTTGAATCAGTAGAGTTTTCCATAAAAGAGTTATCATCATAAGTAAAAAGGGAGTTACCAAACACAACCAACTCGTTTTTTTGTGTTATACACGCATATGGTCTTGCAATATACTGCGCTTGATAGCTATGTGTTTTAACATAATTATCCACAATAAGTTTTTTAACACCTTTAGCCAGAACAACGCCTGACTCTCCAACATAGTTATGAATCCATGCAGATTCATACTTAGCTACAGCCCAATCTATAGGGTTACCATAAACATCTTCTCTGGTTGTCATGTTTAGTCTGCCTTTAGTGTCGTATAAGTAGTCCCCCTCTAAAAAGATTTCATCATCATGATTATAAAAGCTGAAGTTATATAAACTGTATACACTACTTGAAGAGGTCTTTCCATAATATACTAACTCACCATAAGTAGTTAAAACAACAATACAGGAGTTACCTAAATGCTCAAAATCTTTTACAAAATAGCTGAGTACACGAACCTCTGTGTCATTTATGTTTTGTATAACGTCTGTATTTCCTATACTATATAAAACATCATTATCACCAAGGTAGAGATAACCGTTCCAAACGGCTTTTAGTTTTTTACAACCAACCGACATGTTTAAAGGACATTTAACAGCTAAATCAGTTGGGTTTGATGTCACCCCAAGTGCACCACCGGCCAGTGGTTCTGAGCTAAACCTTGTCGGTAGAAGGTAGAGACTACCTGACTCAGACGCACACAAAGCACCTTGAGATGTCGTTGGAAACTCTTCAGCAACAGCTGTTATTTGTTCATCTATTACAGAATCTACAACATCTCTTTTTCTTAAAAAACCAGACACATAACTATAATGTGTATCACCAGACTTTGTTTGCGCAAGCGCTCCAATGATGGAATAGATTTTTAGCGGTGTGTAGAAGCTTAAAGGTTCTCCTTTCATAACTTGATACACTGTATTATTAGCATAATTACTAATAGAGGTTGAAGCCGCTATCAAGTCTGAATCAAGTGTATAGTCAGAGTAGGGAGACCCACAAACAACATAAGAATCATCACTAAGTTTTTTTACAAAAGCATCAAGATCAAGATACTTAAGCGTGTATTCCTCATTGTCATCACCTGTAATTTTAACCTTTGACTCTTCCCCCATAAGAGCTAACAAAGCATTAGCTGACATCTGGAATCTCCTTTACCGTAATATCATCAGGGAAACCTACTTCTTTCGTGATGTTTCTGAGGTATTCCCTGTATTCAACAATAGTCTTTCTGCCTTCTTCACTAATAGGGTAATCACTGAGCATGTACTTATCTGTTTTGCTTAGATAAGCATCACGTCTGCATCTGATCCTCTTAGCTTTATCTTCAGAAGTCTCTACATAACGTTTAGTCTGTTGTTCTGCCCTGCTGTCATACGTTGAAGATACTTCAGGTGTATTGTATTCAACAGTAATCCCCCTTTCACTTAACGGAATGCTTGCACCAAAGAGTACCTTCTCGTGTTCCTTAAAGTAATTTCTTAAGGACTTCTCAGAGTAGAACTGTTTGTCTTTATATTTATAAATCTTCATTGTTGTTACTCCTCAGTTTGTTTAATCAGACAGGCATATCCAGTATCAATACACCAGAAAAGAATGAGAATAGAACCAGATGTAATCTCAGTATCAGAGCCAGAAGTAAACTTCCAGTTATCTCCGAGAATCAGTGAATCTGGAACAGTAACAAACTTGATAGTTTTAACTTGTTGACAGTTACCCCAGAAATCGTTCACAGTAAGTGTACCTGTCCCTATGTATTTATTAGAGTCTCTGGTACTTCCGCTAAGTGTTATACTAGAACCAGACAATGTGTTTGCTGTATACGAAGACACATAGTTTACCCTAAAGTCAGTTACATAAAACCTATTAAATGTACAATCCCCTGTAACCGTACCTCCAGACAAAGGAAGGAAGTCAAGACTGGGAGTATCACTGAGATCATTATAAGAACCAGTGGTAGCTACAGAAGCAAACGAGGGCTTACCTGTAACTGTACTCCAAGAGACACTCGTAAGATACCCAGAGTCATTACTCAACTGTGAAGTCTTTGTAGGAACTGTAGGAGCACCAATAAGATCACTGTAGTTACCAGTAGTAGCAACATTAGCAAACGTAGGTTTACCAGTGACTGCACTCCAAGAGACACTCGTGAGATACCCAGAGTCGTTACTTAACTGGGAAGTCTTGGTAGGAACTGTAGGTTTATCACTAAGGTCTGTATAAGAACCTGATGTAGCTACAGAAGCAAACGTAGGTTTATTACTTACTGTACCCCAAGAGACACTCGTGAGATACCCAGAGTCATTAGACAACTGAGAAGTCTTAGAGGGAATCGTTGGTTTATCGCTAAGGTCATTGTAAGAACCTGATGTAGCTACAGAAGCAAACGTTGGTTTACTTGTAACTGCACTCCAAGATACACTAGTAAGATACCCAGAGTCATTACTCAACTGAGAAGTCTTAGAGGGAATCGTGGGCTTGTTCTTAATGTAGGCATTACTTGTAGTATCAGTCACACTCCAGTCAGCCTGAAGCTGTCCTGCGGATGCATCATTAGCGTACTGCATGGCTCTGTCAGCCTGTTTAGTAGCTTCAGCAACCTGTTGTTCACAAGCTTTAACTACAAGGTCAACATTGTCTTCACCAGTAGAGTTAATCTTGGATACCAAGGTGTTACTCAGAGTTGTAGCCTCATCCATCTTACTGTTGAGGGTGTTAACAACTGGTTCAATATCCGTGGTAAGAACTTTGTTAAGGTCTCCTTTATAAGTCTCGTACTGGTTCTTAAGAGCACCAGAAGAGTCTGTATAAAGAGCCTTAATGTCAGCAACAGCTGTATCTTTGGTTTCGTTAATCTCAGGAATAACGTTCTTTACAGAGTTAACCAAAGGCTTTACTTCATCGTTTACAATGGAGTTAAGATCATTCTTGTAAACAATGTAGTCATTCTTAAGGTTTGTACTCTGAGTTGTTCCTGTGGAGTTAACAGTAGATACTGCAAGTTCTTTTTCAGATTTAACTTCGTTTACAAGACCAGACACTGAGTTAACCAAAGGTTTTACTTCAGTAGTAATGGTGTTGTCAAGCTCTGTTTTATAGCTTCTATATAAAGTACTAAGCTGACTTACATTATCTGTACCTGTTGTGTTAACCTTAGCTACAGCACTGACCATAGCGTTATTAATGTCAGTTACAGTATCTCCGATTGAAGCTTTAACTTCAGCTATTGCACTCTTTCCTGCTTCATTTACAGAGGAGACAACGGAATCTTTGGTTGAACCAATGGAATCAACAGCCTCATTTTTTAAAGTATTTACAGAGCTGATAGCTGTATTAGAAGCTTTCTGAATCTGTAACTTAGCGTCACTTACAGTAGTCTCAAGAGTGACATTAATACCCTCTTCGAGATACTGAATGTTCTTTAAAATAGTTTCAGAGTCCTGTTTAGCTCTGTAAGCACCTTCAGCATCAGCTTTGTACTGACCATAAGTGACAGCATCAGAATCTTTTGTTCCTTCTGTAAGGTTTCTCATAGGGCTGTTCTTAGCATCCCAGTAACCTTCAGATGAAAGAACCATAGCGTTCTCTTTAGCTTCCTCAGCGATATGCAGAGTCTGAACCTGAGAAACATTAAGGTCAGACGATTTGAGAATCGAAGAGTCACTGAAAGAGATAACACGGGTTGTAGCTGAAGTACTTCTGTAAATCTTAATTAAGTCACCTCTTGTTGGTACTGTATTAAGCTGAATCGTTTTGTCATCCAAGAAGTAATAGCCTACTGAGGTATTCCCGTAAGAACCCCCAGTAAGCTTTGTACCGTTCTTAGTGACAACAACGAAACTCTGCTTCAGATACTCAAAAGGAATAGCATAAGAGGACTTAGAGCCGTCCGCAGTGTAAGTTATCGAAATTGCCATAATTTATCTATATTCTCCATTAAGCCAATTAGGAACAGCTTTACTTAAAAACGGGATGTTAGTAAGCCTTCCTAAAGAGTTGTAGAACTGTCGTAACTTTCGGTCACGCAAATTGTCATCATCAGATGTAGCTCCTGCATAACCAGACATTATACCTGTGCGTATAACATCGAGTGTACTTAATGCAGGAATGTTGTTGACCATCCAGTCACCTAAACCGTCTGTTCCATATTGTACAGCATTAGTAGACCTGATCTGAGGGTTGATCCCTAAAACACCAGTAACAAGACCTACAGAAGCAAAAATAGAGCTTCTCATAGCTCCGTTAAGGACACCCTGAGCTAAGATGATACTGCTGTCATTCTTCCAGTCAGTAGAACCATAGACTTTCTCAAGGAATTTCTCGCGCTGTTCTTCAGTCATACCAAGAGTCTGTAATCCAGTCTGAGCAATAGCAGAAGCTGTACCTAAAGCTGTACCGATCATTACAGTAAGAGCCTGACCAAATTCATCACCTTCAGCCGCTCTCTGCATGGACTTAACGATACGCTTGTTGTAAGAGCGCATAGCAAAAGTCTTAAACTGCATCACAAGGTTAATCAAGGGATTATTCGCAGAACCTGCCCAAAGGTTTGTATCACTAAGGTTGTTCTTCTGGATAACTTCCTGAGCAACATAGTCACCAAGTCTTCTCAAGGTAGCAAAAGCACCTGCGTTACTCTTTAAGTTATTCGCCTGTTCTTTGTTCATAGTCCAAGAACCGTCCTTAGAGTTAAACGTTACGTTGTCCTTCAAGGCACTCAAAAGGTTCTCCATTTCCTGTTCACTAACGTTGTTTCTGTCAAGAGTTTCCTTAGTGAAGAATCCTGTGTTATAGTGCTTACCTTTGTGTTTCCTTTGTCTGGTAAAGGCATAAGACACAAGTTCACCAGTGAAGGAGTCCTGTGCAGACAACACAATGTTATCTTCAGTAGCCTTAAGGAACTTAGTGAACGGATTAGCAAAGGCCATCTGTTCAGACCAACCAACAGCCGCGGCAAGTGCTTTATTACCTTTGAATCTGGCCGCCTGTCTCTCAATGGACATCTCTCTGATGTCACTGAAGAGTTCATGCTGTCTGACTCTCTTGCCGTACAAATAGTTAGTCAAAGCTTTACCTTCAGAAGCTGTCATGTTTCCAGAACCCCAACGAGTCAACATTTCGTTAACAGCGGGGATTGACTTAATGATATGCCAAGCTCCGTAAGCTTTAATTGCTTCTCCCTGTTCAAACAAGTTCATAAGACCCATGTAGGAGTTCTTTGTCATGAACGCTACGTTTCTCAGTATGTCAGCAATAGCTCCTATCAGGTTGTCAGGATCATGTCTTCCTCCGATATTGTTAAAGATCATTCTGGGAAGAAGATCAAGAGCCTTATCAAGGTCTTTAAAGTTGATCTCACCTTTGGAGTTATTATAAGCATCCTTACGTAACTTCTTTAAGTGAGCAATAAGTTTAGCCTGACTTGCTTGACCGTTCTTATCAACATAACCTCTTGACTTAAGGAATTTCTCTCCGTATTCAACATTAAGTCTCTCTTCGACTGCCATCATCGGATTGATACTATTGTTTCTAACAGAGTTAATTCCAGTACCAAGAGAGTGATTCCAAGGAACTTTGGTTTCATGGAAGTCAACTGGAGAGTTAACACCTGTGGGTGTACCTTTGTTTTGTTCAACAGACATCACAAGGTTGTTCTTACCTTCTACATAACCAGTAGCATCAATAGAAGCCTGTTTAACAAAGTATTTATTAATGTCCTCAGCTGTGCTTGGAACAAAAGGTTCAATAGGATTATCATCAACTATAGCAACCTTAGATAAGTCTTGTTTAAGGATATTTACAGCCTGATCTTTCTTAGCTTTGATAGCCTTCTTCAACTTCCTGTGTTCCTTAAGTCTCTTAAGAGTCTCAGGGTCAAACCTTTCAAGAGCTTCCTTATATTCTTTATCAAGTTTCTCGGCCTGTTCTTTTGTCTTAGCTTTGGCACGTTTCTTTTGATAAGTATCGGTAAGTTTGTTGTAAGCCTTAATATCCTCTTCAGACAAGTCAGAGAACTTCTCATCAACCTGTTTTTCCAAAGAGTCATATTTCTCTTCAACAGCCTTTACCTGTTTCTTATCTTTAGCTTTCTTCTGGTTCTCAAGGTTAGCTTTATGGGCTTTTACTTTAGCTTCATAAGCTTCTTTACGGGCGGCCTCAATGTTCTTCTGATACCAATCATAAAGTTTAACATAAGATTCATCATCACCAAGAGACTTAAGGAGGTCATTTCTGATCTCTTCCTTGATGATCTTTTGAGCTTCACCCTGTGTGATGTTATTTGCTTTAACAAGCTCATTAACACGGTCAGACATCTTGTTGTAAGAGACCATAGTAGGGAAGTAGTTTTCAGAACCGAACTCTTCCTTTGTTCTCTTTACAGAGTCCATGAAGTCCTTGTTGTTCTTAAGTCTTTCAGGAACTAAATCCATCTTTCCTTCCATAGCATCAACATAGGCTCTGCTGTAGTCTTCCTTAGTGATGCCTCCTATTCTTGCCTGTTCCCAACCAAGAGAATAACTGTCCTGAATACTGTAGATAGCATCAGTTCTGTTACGAGCCATTTCATCAAGAGTCATCAACTCAGAGACTACACGCTGTGCTTTACCTGAGGATGACCTAAGGTATCCTGCACCTTCGTTAGCCAAAGCTTTGACAAATAAATCCTTAAGTTCACCTTCAGGAAGATTCTTGATTACGTTAAAGACACTCATTGAGTTATTTGGGGCTATCTTCTCCATCTTTGTTCTGAAGTTATTAAGATGGACTGCAAGTCTCTGAGAGCCTCCAAAGTCAGCAGGAACTTCCTTACCCATAGCCAGAAGATTAGCTCTCATTGTAGTCTGGTCACTGAACCTTCCGAGTCTTTCAGCTCCCTTACCGAGATAACCAAAGCCTTTAAACAAGACTCCACCTGCTACACCCCCTATTACTGCACTTTCAACGATGTCATCATTAGTGCCTAAATGAGAGTTGGCAAATGAGGTAGACAAGGCGTTACCTACAGCACCCATTACTACAGCACCTGCTGTTTTACTTGCCATAAAAGGAATATAAGTGTCAGGACTGAATGCGGCCTCAGCTAAACCTCCGAGTAACTGAGTGTACCACGCAGAGTTAGACATCTTGCGTCTTAACTCATCGTGATCCTTGACTAACTGAATGTTCTTCTTTAAGGATTCAGGAGAATCAGAGTAGTTCATAGCCGCAAAAGCTTTATCTAAGTTACCTCCGAACTCCTTAGCTACATCCATGATCTCATCATAAGACAGCTCCATGTCCTTACCAAAGAAGATTCTCTTGTTAGCCATCTTGTCAGCCCAGATCATTGCCCATGAACTGCGCATACCTTTGTACATACCTTCAAGGACACCATAAGAGTCATCGACAGGCTTATAAGCAGAACCGTTGACATCCATGGGTCTGGCGAACTGTTGGTGTACAGCGGGGTCAATCCCAAGTCTCCTACCAACTGTTGAGTCAGCGAGAAATCGTTCAACGTTTAACTTCTCCCTAAGCTCTTTTACAGGGTCTGAATCTTCAGCTGTATAAGGTAAACTGCCAGTAGCATCAGAGACACTTTGGTCTGTCCCTGCTTTAGCCAACCACTGAGTCTCAGAGTCGTTAATTCTGTTAAGAAGCCCTTTCTCATCGTTAGGGTTCTGCGTTAAGTATTTATTAAAATGTCCTTTAACGTTATCCCTCTTGTAAGCCTGAACCAACCTGATGAATTCACTTGGATCAAGCTCATCAAGGTTACGTCCTGCTACTGCACCATCAAGAATCTTCTTGCCTAACTTAGGGCCATACTGGTTGTAAGTATCAGCGACTACCTCAGCTGTTATAGGACTCTTGGCTACAAGAGATGGACTGTATTTTACAGCAGGTTGAAAATAAGTTTTATCCCAGTAGTCCCTCTGAGCCTTAGAGAACTCAGGGGATTCCAGAGAGGCAAACTGTTTGTTAAACTCAGGAGAGTTCACCTGCATACCTTGGAAATGCTTAGAGTAGCCTGTAGCATTAAGCATGTCCATAACGTTACTTTGGTGGAAGGAGAATTCTCCATAGCTTGAACCATCAGTATCTTTAGTTACAGCACCAGAGCGTCCACCTTCACGTCTGACGATGTTGTCCATAATTTGTTGCATTTAAGAGTATTCTCCTCTATAGTGTATATTTTATTACTAGTCTCCAGTACCTGTGTTGCTAGTAAGGTCTACTTCGTGATCGTGGAGCGGAGACTCTCTCTTAGACCATTCCTTAAAGACACGTCTGGATTCACCTTTAAGTTTTACCTGTTTGTTTTCATCAAGTTCAAACCCGTGTTTCTCCATGTCCTTCTTAACCTGATCACTCATACCATACTTGTCAACCTGTCTCTGCATAAGGTCAATCTTATGTTCCTTATTGGCTAACTCTCTGAGTTCTTTTACGGTATATCTTTTGATAACCTCAAGAGTACCTGCATCAACAACAGAGAAAGACTGAGACTCTGAATTGAAGAAACCTTGAAGTCCCTCAGTCTTACCATCAGCAAAGTCAGTCTTAATGTGATTCTTAAGGTAATCTATAGAACCTTCAGGGAATCCGTTTTCAGGTGTAAACAGAGACTTAGGAACTGTTGCTCCAAGTACCGAATAGTTATTGTTCCAGAACTCATCATAAGCTTCCTGACCTGCTTTCTTAGAGTCCCAACCATTGGATTTGATTTTAGCTACAGTAGCCTCAGCGATACCTGCCATTGCCCTACCGTCAAGCGGGTAGTCAACACCAGTGAATACACCTTGTTGTAACATAGAATTAATCTCAAGGGTTCTCTTACGGTCATACGTTTTGTCCTGTTCCTGTTTTACCTTATCAGCAACCCTGTTCTTCAAAACGTCAGTGTAAGGTCTTCCTTCCTGTTGTGCTCTTGAGATAGCTTCAAGTGTACTAATCACATCCTGAGATGCACCTGTTGCTTCAGCAAAGTTTGCATAACCGATTCTTTGGAACAGTTTAACACCTTCAGCTACTTCCTGAGGAATCTCCTGAGGAGGTACATCAGTCTTGTAGAACAGTCCGTCAGTAAGTCTTTCAACTGAACTCATAGCACCGTTAACCACAGTCTTGTTAAGCTGTAACGCAGGGTTCTCACTTTCAGGAATAGACTTATTCAAAGCTAAGGCATCATGCATCTGAGGAGTCACAGCGTTAGAATCCATAAGCTGTTTGTAGATCTTTCTGAACTCAGCTCCAGATACACCAAAGGTATCCTTAAGGTCAGTAATATCATTCATTGAGGCTCTTGCACCTTTCTGAGTGAACCCTAACACTAAGTCAACCTTAAGGTCTTCCATAGCTTTAAGCTGTTGTTCTCTTGCGGCCTGATCCTTAAGTTTCTTGTTTACCTGTTCTGCCTTCATGTAAGAAGCCTGAAGAATCTTTACTTCTTCGTTGTCAGCTCCTCCAGACCTGTTATAAGCTTCAACAAGTTTACCGTAAAGTTCTGTTGCTTTACCCTCTTCAGCAAGATTATTAGAGCTAACCTTAAGGTCAAACAGTTCTTTTCTCGTTGATGCCTCAGCAAGAGTCTGAGACTGAATCTTATAGGCTTCATATTTGTCAATACCAATGAAGTCCTTGTACTTAATATCAGTGTTAGGTACAGTCTCTTCGCCTAACTCAAGAAGCTTCTGGTATCCGTAACGAGAACCTGAAAGTTGCTTCATGACAGTCTCAATGGCCTGAACCTGTTCCTGAGGGCTCTTATAATGTCCAGACACAGTGTTATTATTGGCAATATAAGAAGCAATGGTTTTACCTGAGATATTCGGATCGTTAACCATTTTTCCTACTTCAGCCATTGACGTCATGTAGTCCTGTTGCTTAAGCTGAGTCTCACGATAGTCTTTAGCTTTAAGGATGGTCTCAATACGTTTAGGCAAAGTGTTCTCAAAGAAACCTTTGCGATACCAGTAGTTATCTGTGTATCCATAAAGTTTCGTAAAGTCGGCCACCTGTTCTTCCATGAACTGCAACATTCTGGCATCCTGTTGTTCAGCAGGAAGTTTCCAGAAGTCAGGATCATTCTTAATTGAATCTTGGAATGCTTCAATAGCCAAACCAGAAGTTACCTTACCGACTCTTTCTTCAAGAGATGCCATAGCCAGAGGATTGTTCTGGAAAGGTACTTCTTTCTTCTGCATTAAGTCTTTATATTGTTCCAGTGAGTGAGACTGAAGGAACTTATCAGCCTCTTCCTCACTGTCTTTCCTTAAGACATCCATAGTATCAATGGACATCTTCATAGCACCGGATGCTACTTCCACCCAGTTAATCTCTTCTTTTACAGGAGGTCTTGTTGTAGACAAGTTAATGTTTCTAGGCTTATAATCACCAAGTTTCTGTAGAGAAGAGTTAAAGTATTTCCAGTTGTAGTACTGGGCTTGATAACCAGTATTACTGTCAGAGTTTTTATAAGCCATTATTAACAGCTCCTATATTAAGTTCGTCTTTGGAATGAAGCTGTAAGCTGTCCCATTCCTTGGACTAACGTCATGTATTTATTTAAGTTACTGTAAGTAGCCAGAGCGTTAGACCCCATGTTACTGAAGAAAGAACCTAAGCCTGAACTTGCGGCTGTACTTGCAGTTGTACTAGCAGTTGTACTTGCAGTGGCGCTAGCAACACTAGCTGTACCTGCCGCTCCTCCTGCTCCACCTGCAAGTGCTCCTCCGATTGCACCACCTGCCCAAGCTGTAGCCGCACCAATAGCCGCTCCGTTGATGGTCTGCATTACTGCGGCAAGACCTGTGGTTAACGTGGCGTCAGTCTGTTCTTTAGCCACTTTGTACTGAGCATTGGTTTCAATCCTAAGGGCATTCTTCTGGGATATTACGTTAGCTACTGTCTGCTCGTGATTATCTTTAATAGCTCTTGATTGTCGCTGAAGGGCACCATTAAGTCCTCTTTTGACTTGATTGGTGGTTCTCCCTTCAGCACCAGACTCTGCCATGGCTACCTCCACAGAAGCATTATTTTGCATTCCGTTAAGAGACAGCTCATATAGCTCAGAGACAGCCTGATGATAGGCCTGAGTCTGCTGTTTATCAAGTTCATTAATTCCGTAGCTGTAGTTTCGTGTAATGTTCTCTACCTGTTTCTTATAGGCCTTAAGCTTGTTCCTGTTAGCTTTACTGCCGCTAAGGATAGCTGAACCTGCACCTACAGCCGCACCTATTGCTAAAAGTGGTAAAACCATGTGTTACATTCTCCGTGTTCTTGGTACATACAAAGCATCAAATGAGCCAGATACCAAAGTAATAGGCTGTGGTGTATCTGATACTATCTCAATTTCTACGTTAGTGTTGCAGTCCTGCACAGGGAACTTAAAAGTACCATCAGTAACAGTAATAACATCAGTCTTACTGGAAGTTGTACCAAGATGTTTATTAGTCGATACATAAGTGTACTCTTTTCCTTTTGCTGTGTTCCTTACAGTAACGTTGAAACATCCTGTGTGACTGTAGTTAAGCTTAAAGCTTCTCACCTGTACTTTACCGTTGTCAACAACATCAATACCAGATTCATTAGCTGTCTTGA